GATCGTTTCCCTGCCGCCCGTCTCCGGCCTGGGGATTGGCCCAGTGTGGTCTGAGGTTCAACTCACCGCAGTTGACCCGCAGGATGCATTTGCCTTTGGCCTATCCCGCCTGGACGCGGCGATCAGCAGCCGAATGGCATCGTTCACCCTGCCTACCAATTTCAGCAGCTTCGACATCGACAGCAGCGGGCGCGTGACAGTCGGCGACATCATAGCCGCAGCGCTGGGAAGATTCTTCACGCGGGACAGTGGTGAGGACTACGCGGATGCGGTGGACGGCAGCGTTGTTAAAGAGATCGCCGCCAACGCCGCGACCAGCCCCGCGACCATTGCCGATGCCGTTTGGAATGCTCTGGGGGCTGATCACGGTACGAGTGGCACAATGGGCACGCTTCAGAATCTTTTATCCACAATCTATGCCAGAATACTTGGCCTGGGATCCAATGTAGGCTTTTCGTCTCCCGTCTCACCTGATGGCAAGACTCTTTACATCGTCCAGAATGATGACTATCTACTGAGGAACACCCGCGCCCTCTATTTTCCGCTGCCCAATGGCTTCCCACTTCTGACGCCGGGCCAGACAGTGACGTTGGCCGTTGCCAAGGTGGACAAGACGACGCAGCTGATCGCCGGGACGGCCATCGACGATAGGAACATGCGCTTTGAGATGCCGGCCGCAAAGAGTCGACTGATGCCTCTGGGGCAAAGCGACTTCTCTATTCTGGAGTTGACCGGGGGAACCGACCGCAGTACGCCGTATATTGGCAGCGCGGTGGTAAAACGGGCTAGGACCAGCTGATATCTCGTTGCCCCTAATCTTGCGGGGTAGGGCGCATTTTCTTCAGGCGGCGGGCTATGCTGTACATGGGCATGGCCCGCCGTTTTATTTACTTAATTTTCGCCCGGCGGAAAGCGGTGGAGATTAGTCGCCGGGGACCTGGCGCGATGGAGAGGGGTTTGGACGCCGATACATGGTTAAAGATCGCCAACCAACTGGGGGTGCCAGGGGCCATTCTGGTTTTCCTTGCCTGGTTCCTGACCTTTCGCTTCTGGCCGTGGTACACGAAGGTATCTTACCCGAATCGTGTAGCGCAGCAGAACCAACTGACGGCACTCATGAGCACGGCCAGTAACACGCTGATCGAGATGGAGGCAGCACTCCTGACTATCGACCGCCGTCTCGAAAACGTCGAAGACCTCTCCTATAGCATCATCCAGAACGTGCGCGAACTGCGCACCGATGCCGATCAGGGTCTGAAGGATCTGGGGACGCTGGCTGCCCAGGCCGGCAAGGAACGTCGCAGGAAGCGCGTGGCCGATACCAGGGCCGCGAAGTCGGCGAGTAAGCCCAAGGCCGCTACGACACGCGCCCAACAGAAGACGCCGCTTGAAGGGGCAGCCGCATGACGACCGTGACCCGACAAAAGCCGACGACTCCACGCGCCCGCGTGCCCAAATGGGAAAAGGCCTTTCTGTCCTGCCTTGCCAAATGGGGCGTCATTACGGCTGCCTGCGAAGCCGCTGGCATCCACCGCTCCACCGCCTATGATCGGCGTGAGGCCGACGAAGCCTTCGAAAAAGCATGGGACGACGCCCAGAAAACGGCTGCCGATCTCCTGGAGATCGAAGCCCGCCGGCGCGCCGTTCGCGGCGTGCTTAAGCCGGTGTATCAGACGGGTAAGCGGGTCGGCTATGTCCGCGAGTATAGCGATACGCTGATGGCGCGCCTCCTGGAGGCCAACAACCCGGAGAAATTCCGGCGGCATACCGACATTACCAGTGGCGGCGAGAAGATCCCCATCGCCGTCGTCAAGATGGACGTGGACGAATTATGAAGCGACTGTTCGCCCTCTATGCGTTTGTGTGTCTTATGACTCAAGTCATCATCGTCCAGGCCGGTCCCAATAGCGCGGTCGGCTTCGAGTGTTTCGGCGCGGCGCGCGAGTTCTGGCGCTACAAGGGGCCGGAGGTCATTTTGGCGGGGCCTTACGAGACCGGAAAGACTTTGCCCGTCCTCTTCAAGCTGCACCTTCTGCTGGCGAAGTATCCGGGTGCGCGCGGCCTGATGGTTCGCAAGACATACACCAGTCTGATCAACGCCGCCGTCGTGACCTACGAAAAGAAGGTCTTGCCCTACATCCCGGAGGACCCGCACAGTGCCGTGAAGAAGTTTGGCGGCGAGAAGCCGGAATTCTACGACTACCCGAACACCTCGCGCCTGGTCGTCGGTGGCCTGGACCACCCTGACAAATTCCTGTCGTCTGAATTCGACTTTGTCTACGTCAACCAGGCCGAGGAGTTGTCCCTCAACGACTGGGAACAGCTGACGGGCCGCGCCACCGGACGTGCCGGTAACGCACCTTATACGCAGGTCATGGGCGACTGCAACCCCAGCGCGCCCACCCATTGGATCTTGCAGCGGGCGCGGCTTCAGTTATTCCACTCGCGCCACGAGGATAACCCGACCTTATTCGACCAGGCCACCGGCCAGCTGACCGAACGAGGCCAGCGCACTATGGACGCCCTGGATGCCCTGACCGGCGTGCGATACAAGCGTGGGCGGCTCGGCAGATGGGCGGGCGTCGAGGGCCAGGTCTACGAGGAATGGGACGACGGCATCCACCTGCTGGATCGCTTCGACATCTCGGACACCTGGCCGCGCTACCGCAGCATCGACTTCGGCTTTACCAACCCATTCGTCTGCCAATGGTGGGCAGCCGATCCCGACGGACGGCTATATCTGTACCGCGAGATCTACTTCACCAACCGCCTGGTCGAAGATCACGCTTCCGAAATCTTGCGGCTGGAAGCCCATAAGACCCTCGACGAATGGCAGGCCGTCACGGCCCGGTACGCGAAGGATCAATCCCGGCTGATCGCCGAACGTCGGGCGCTGGCCGCCACTGGTGAACGTATCGTGGCAACGGCTGCCGATCACGCTGCTGAGGACCGCGCCACCCTGGAGCGGCATGGCGTCTCTACTCAACCGGCCAATAAGGCCATCTCGACTGGCATTCAGGCCGTGCAAACCCGGCTGCGCATTCAGAAGGATGGGCGGGCGCGCCTGTTCATGCTGCGTGACTCGCTGGTCGAAGCCGATCTGCGCCTGGCCGATAAGCGCCAGCCGCTCTGCACTCACGACGAGGTGCTGATGTATGTCTGGCCCAGCGCTGCCGATGGTCGGCCCATCAAGGAAGTGCCGGTTGACCTGTTCAACCACGGCATGGATGCCCAGCGCTACATCGTCATGCACCTGGATCAGAACAGCGACGCGGCGATCTACGTCGGCGCAAAGCGGGTGGGTTGATGGTTGACGACATTCAGACCAAAGCGGCCAGCCCCGACAAGGCTATCCAGGACTCAGTCCAGTCGCGCGCCCATGAAGTGAACGGCGCATTCTTCGGTATGGGCGCGCCGGGCCTGAACCGGCTGCTGTTCTATCGCCAGAAGAACGACCTGGACGTTCCACCCTACGGCTACGGGGGTCGCGGCAGCACCCTGCGCCGGGTCTGGCGGCTGGTTGGAGCCGACATCATCGCCTCAGCCCTGGCGATCTTCATCCAGAAAATTCAGGCGACGCCCTATAACATCGAAGGGCCGAAGCGCACCGTCGGCCAGGCGCAGCAACTGATCGACAACGCCGAACTGGGCGAAGGCTGGCTGTCATTCACGGCGCGGTGGTGCCTTGACTTCCTGACCCAGGACAACGGGGCCATCACCGAAAAGCAAGGGCCGGGCAACCCGCTGAAGCGCGGTGGGATGGTGATGCGCCATCCGGACGGGATGCCGGTGATCGACGTGGCCCTGCCGCTGACCGGCAAGCCGATCTCCATTGCGCACATGGACAGCATTGCCTGCGAACGGACAGGCATCTTAGAAACGCCGATCCGCTACTACGACATCAACGGCAACATGTTCCTGATGAATCGGGACCGGGTCCACGTGGTGGCCGACATGCCCCAACCGGACGAACGGCTGTTCGGCTACGGCTTCTGCGCCCTATCGCGCTGCATTAGCATGGTGCAGTATGCGGTCAACTGGGCGACGGCCCGCAACGAAGCGCTCGACAACATGCCGCCGCTGTCGATCATGTCGCTGGAAAACATCAACAAAGAGGTGTACGAACAGCAGATGGCGTCCTACGAGGCTGATCGCCAGGCCGTCAACGAACGGGTGCTGCGCAGCGTCCTGACGCTGGTCCAGCAGGACCCGACCAAGCCGACGGCTGTTAAGCTGACGCCAATCCGCCAGCTATGGGAATCGTTCGACGAACAGAAAGCATTCGAGACAACCGTCAATATTGTGTCTATGGCCTTTGGCATGGATCGCCAGGAACTAGCCCCTCTCACCAGCGGAACGATGGGCAGCGGCGCGCAGTCGACGGTCCTCGACGCCAAGGCGCGCGGCAAGGGCGTTGGCAATGCCTTTGCCCAGCTGGAAGGGATGATGCGCGGCACACTGCCCGCATCCTGCACCTTCCGCTTTGACCGCCAGGATGACGAGCAGGATCTACAGCGGGCGCAGATCCGAGAAGCCATCGTGCGCGCATTGACAGGGCTGTACGGTGTCGGCGTAGCCGACACCGCCTTAGAACCGACTGCCGCCTTTGGGGCCGGGATCAGTCAGTCCATCAACAAGATCGGGCTGGTTAGCCGCGACGAGGCGCGCCGCATCCTGATGCATGAAGCTCCCGAATGGGCCGACTTGATTGATCCCGATATGACCCTGCGCGAACAGGTCATAGTCGACGATCTCGATCCGGAAGTGGTCGAGATGCAGCAGAAGATGTATGGCCCGCGAGTTCGGTATCACAGCAAGACCCGGCGCACCGTCCAGCTGATCGCCAGTGACTTCCGACAGGTAAAGGCCCGGCGCGCCCTGATCGACCCGGTCAGCGATGCCGAGATCGCCGAGTCGAAACGCCGCCTGGCGGCCATCGGCATTGACGTGGATGCACTGAGGCCAGCCCATGCCGGCGCGTGACGTATTGACTGCCTTCACCGAGGAGGCCAGCCGCCGTATGGCTGTTGCCGTCCAGCCCTATTACGACGTGGTCGAGCGCTTCGGCGTGGAAAGCCTGGAAGCCCGGGTCGCGCAGTCGCTGGCGCGCCTGGACCTGGAGCGGGCCGTTCGTGAGAACCATATCGATGCGGCCAATATTGGTGCGGGCGGCAGCCTGTCGCCTGATGCGCGGGGCGTGCTGCAAGACATTATCAGCACCGACATCTACTACGCCGAACGTTTTGCTGACGACCTACCGTTGCTGTCACGCGCACAGGCCCTGGTGCGGGCCAATATGTACGTTGCCACGCAGCGCAACACGATCACCGACATCACCAGTCTGGAACTGCCGACGCTGCCCATCTATCCCAAAGATTCGCGCCTGGAATGCACCTGGCACTGCAAGTGCAACCTGCAGGTCGTCTTCCTGTTCGGCGCTGGCAATGCCGACGTGTACTGGGACCTCGACCCGGCTGGCCGCGAGCACTGCGACGACTGCCTGCGCCTGACGGCCAGCTGGCGACCCTTGCAGATCCGGGCCGGGCAGATCGTCGGCCAGAAGAGATTGCGCCGCGATGACCTGGAACGGCTGAAGGTTGCTTTTGCGAGGTTGGCGGCATGACG